TTGAATGGTTTGTTCAATCGGTGGACACAATGAAATACTCTTTTCAATATCCATGGATGAATTACGTAAAAACATATACCATCTCTGTGGATGAAAATAGGGTAAATATTCCTTTAGAAAGGAGGATACATTTGATGTCTGATCATATTGCAAATTTATATGATCATTCAGCCATTTTTCAAAATCAGGATGTAATTTTATAGATGATTTAAATAAACACATTTGAGGAATATCCATATTACAATGTTTAAATAATAGGGGGATCCAATTTTGTGTAATGAGCCATAAAAATTCAAAACGAAGCGGGGGATCTGCCGATTGTAAATAAATACTAGAAGCCTCATCTATTATTACATTTTTCCATTGAATATTATTCTTTATCGCATACTCATCCACATACTTATAACATGTATTCGTTGTTAGTACAATATGACTTTTAATGATTTTTTGTGCAGTATCATTATCCTTTATTACCCGTTTTGTTTCAATCGGTAAATAGCTCAATGATGTATGTTTTTCAATTTCATCTCGCCATTGTCCAAATAAATGATGGGGAACAATGATTAAATTAGAAGAAGATGCGTCTGAAAAATGATGTAGATCATGTGAAAAGAAATATTTTGAAGAATGATCGGAAAGATGATGTGTAATCATTGGAAATGTCTGGTTGTGAGTGGTTGCAATATAGGATAAAACTGATAGTGTTTTACCAGTACCAGATGGATCACATATAATTCCTATTTTACTATTAATTGCGGTCATTTCATGAACAAATCCATAGGTCATTCTTTCACGATACCGATCCATATGATGGACCAGTTTTAATTGATGTGGGAATAATTTTGTGTTTATTAACTCTGAAATTTTGTAATTCTCGTTACATTGAATAAGCGTATTATTATATACATTATTTAATGTAACTAATTTCTCATAATTATAGGACTCTACCATATACTAAATATTCTATTTATGTAATTGATATTATAAATCTTTAGGTTACAAACCATTTGTATAGAAATGCAAGATCTTTGGTTCTTTAATAAAATCTTTTAATTGATATTTTGATTCACGTAATTTTTGTTTCATAATACGTGGATCCGATAAATGACTCTCTCGGAGTTCATGTTTATTGACAGTATTGTCTCTATGGCAAATAACTAGAATTGTCTTTTTAGGATCCAATTGGATCATTTGATTTTTATAATCCTCTAAAAATGACTCCTCTTCTGCATAGGTTACAAATTCATCATATTGATGTCTATCTGAATATTTTTTTCTCCATGCCATTGTTCCATTTGTTGCATGATTGGGATAAAATGGACCTAATGTATAAATTTTTTTATCATCCAAATAATACATATTCATTTCAGATGAACCTGCTAAATCCACTCTTGGATATTTTTTAAAAGCATCTACTACCGTTGATACACGATCAGGTGGATAATAATCATCATCATCCATTGCTACAATAATGGATCCTCTTGCTTCTTTATTTAATAGATTACGTTTTGCACCAATTCTAACTTTCTCATCCAAATAGATATAACGGATATTCGGTATGGTTACAGATGCTTCTTTAAATAGATCTTCTACACAATCTTTTCCATCGTCTATAATAATCCACTCCATCTTTTCTTTTGGATAGGTTTGATTGCGATAGATTTCAATCAATATCGGAATAAATTTACGACGATTATACGTAGGGGTGACTACAGACACTTCAATACTCATCTCTAGTTGTAATGATAGATCATCTAAATTTAAATCCCTTATTTAGCAGACGGTTCTTCAGATGGTGCAGAGGGTGTTACTTCCTCTTTAACATTTTGTTTTGTATTCGTTGTATTACTTGGTGAACGAAGCTTTTTATTCTCTTCAATGGTAAGAGGACGTTCTAACTTTTCTACTTCAGATATTACCTTCTTATTTGCCTCTTTTGCTTCCTCTTCTTTCTTACGCATTTCTATATTTTGCTCAATTGTACGTGGTAAGGTTGCATTATTTTTAGGTGTATTATTTACTGGAAGAGAAGGTGGTAAGGTTGCATTATTTTTAGGCGTATTATTTACTGGAAGAGAAGGTGGTAGCTCCTCCATTGGTTTTGCTGAAGCTGTTTTATTTTCAATAATCTTTTTACGAATCTGATTTCTTTCATTTATGGATAATGGACGCTTTAGACGCTCTGTTTCCTCTTTCACTCTGTTCTCAAATTCTGCATTTGTGATACGATTCTCTTTCTCTTTTGCACGTTTTTCTATATTTTGTTCAATGGTTAATGGAAGAGGAGGAGCTTCATTTGGTTTGGATTCAGAAGGCACTGGTTTATTTGTTTTTCGTTCATTTGGTTTGGATTCAGAGGATGGCGGCTCATTTGTTTTTCCCTCTACGATTGTATGCATTCCTTCAAAATTGGTTGAAATCTTTTTAAGACCCTCTACAAAAAATGGTAATGTTTTTACTTTATCCAAATATGCAAATGATTCGGTTAGTGAATTATTGTACTCTTCCATCACTTTTACGAGTTCCTCTTCATCCTTTTTAGATTTAGGATATTGAAAGGGTGACAAAAAGAATGCAGTAAGAGGACTTTCTGACCGATAGGTTGTTACAGGTAATAATGCATATATTCTTGGCATAATACGTCTTTTTTCTCCACCCGCCATATTGTTAATATAATAATCATAACCGCTTTTACATAAATAAAAGAATCCTAATAGGATTGTAACATGTTTAAATAAAAAGCATAATACAAATACAAATATGAAAAAGACTATACGAATGGGTGCTGGATAAACAATCATTTCATTTGCAACATACATCGCCAGAATAATAGCAATAAATGGAAAAAACCCTTTTTCAAAAATAAGTTTTATATAGTTCCATATTTTCTTCACAATACGACTAAAACTGATTTCATCAGAATTATTATCTATTTCTTCATCTAACTCACTTATAATTGTTTTAATTTCAGAAATTACTTCATTCTTAGAACCACCTTCTTTAATTATATTTTTAATACGATTCATTACATCCGTAGTAAAGTTCTCATTACGTTTTCTTAATTCCTCTTCTGATAAACCTGATGCTTTTAACTTTTCCATATAGCTCGGAACCTTTTTAAATAGCTCTTCCCATACTTTTCCAAACTCTGGATCATTACTAATCTTGTACATTTTTTCATTTATCTTTGCATCTTCTTCTTTTGCCGCCTGCTCATTTGCTACAGGATCATCTACCAGTTGATTGGCATTGTATGTTACCTTATTTTTGAGTTTCGTAAAAAATCCAGACATTCTTCTATAATAAATACATAATTTAATCTACTTATTATATACGCTTTATCTTATACAATGATGTTTACAATGCATATTTCAATCCACCCATACCTGAAGCAATATTCACCCAATTTAGACTTTCCACATAAACAGTAATATTATATTGATAGAAACTATTTGTTGGCAGAGGATATACATTCAAATCCAATTGTAGATTTTTAATACGACTACTATTGATACTTCCATGTGGCTGTGTAGTAGGAGATGTTAATCCAAATGGATAGACCAATAATTCTGGATCAGGAATTCCCGTCAGATATTTCCATGGTACAATCTGTGTAAAATACTCCAAAGGCTTTTCTTCTTGCAAAAGATTTCCATCTCCTAATACGGATAATCCACGCATGATGGATCGTTGACCATTCAATACGACTTGACCCGTTGCAGAAATAAGATTTACATGCGGTGCCCAACCTCCATCCGTAGGAATAAATGGTGGTTTTAGTGGATTAATCCAATTTGAAAAATTAGTAATTTGATTACGATATTGTAACGAATCCGATCTTCTTGGTACAATAATCATTCGTTCAATCGGATTATGAGTGTCTAACTGAACAATTTGTCTTGACGTTAATGCATCAAATTCATACCGAGTTACCTGTCTTATTAGATACTGTAAGGATTCAGACGAAAACTGTACACGTTCTTCATCCGTTACATATACATAGGTCATCTGAATTCTTGGATTGAGTTGCCATGTATTTAATAATGGTTTCGGTGTTCCGATATCTGTTAAAAAGTTATTAATTGTAACATCTGAAATATCGGATACCGCTGTATAATATACATTTTGTGGTTGAAGAGAAATGGGCGATGGATTGTATTGATATCCTGGTGCAACTTGATATCCATTTGCATCCAAAACACGATACAATTGATTAATTGGACGCAATGTAACACGAATTTCACATTCATGAAATTGAAGGGAAACCAATGGCAACGATTCAAAGGTAGATTCTGCAAACCAAAAAGGAAGAGGAACTTGCAAGGTGCGACCACTAATGGATGGACGATTTACATTAGGAGGCGTAGTAGTTGATCCTGCTGGACCATTATTATTATATACAAGAGGATATCCAGTACCCGTTGATCCACCACCATATAATCCATTTGCAGGATCATACAAATCAGGTATATTTCCTATAAGTCTTTGCCATTTTTGAAAGGAACGTGTATCTAAATCACATTGTGCCTTTGTAATCATATAGGTTCCGTCAAATTCTTGAATTTTTTGACCACCAATATAAAATCCGACACTTTGAATAATATGACATCCAATATAAGTCACCCATGAAAAATTATATTGCGACTGTCGTGTAAGAACGGTTGCCAAATCTACATATTTGCAGTAAATATCGGGTAAATCAAATAGAAAATAGATATCACGAACAAGATCTGCAATACGTTGAAGTTTAAACCGAACCTGAATGGGTTGATCATAGGATAATTCTTGTGGACCATCCATTGCAAAGGTTACCGATTCTTCCGCAAAATGTGCATATTTTTTATAAGTTTTATAGAAATATGTAAAATCAGGATTACCACTCAATAGTACATTTTGTGCCCCGTAGGCAACAAGTGAAAATAAACCACCTCCTGGCATTACTAGTTTTGTATTAGTAAATATATACACCCTTTAGATCTACATATTTAGTAATTATATGAATTGATTATTTTTCATTATGAACACTTGTATGCCACCATGTATCGGATAGGTAAGGTGGAACATCGCCAATTTGTTCTGGATCCATTTTGGTGGATGGACCTTCATTTAATAGTTTATGAATCTCGGCATAGGATACTGCATAACTGAAATATTGCAATCGGCTAAGAAGTCCTTTTGTTACACCAAAAATGTTTAATTCCTCTTCTAAGGATGGCAATGTACTTGGACGTAATACAAGACGACGCTGATTAAAGCAACAAATATCCTGATAGTTTTGATAAGGAGCATATCCATCAAATGGTAATTTTTTAGATAAGTTTCCATTAATAAAAATCTCAAGGCAATTCTCTTTGCATACAACGACCACATGTACCCATTTGCTTACAGGAATGTTTTCAACTTCAACATAATTATTCCATGTTTTGTATGTATTCATATACACTCGTAAGGTATTTGTATCCGATCGCATATATACACCGGGTGCCAATAGTGGAAACTGACTTGAATAACCTTTATGGAAGATATGTAATAAACCATACTCTTGACGAAATGTGGATGGATGAACATGTAAATAGAATGAGTAACTGAATTCAATACCCGTTCGTTCATTTCTTGACAGATGTACTGGCTTTGCATCTCTTTGATTTGGATTTTGGGGAATAACGATTGATTTGCTATCCATGTTATATGTATACGCTAATAGCACAGTACGATCCATTGATAAACGATTCAAATACTTGTATAAGATTTCTACGAACAATAATGTTACATAGGTAGCCAATACAAGAGCACCAGAGAAAAGTAGTTCACCCAAGATACCGGACTTTTCACTCGTATTGGCTACTTTTGGAATATTGAATACGTTGTTTGACATGTCTAGTCTTTCCTTTTATGTATTTGTATTATTTATTTTTGTATTTTATTTTGTATCAACCGTTACATTAACATTAAAACTAAAGATAGACATCAACCAATCACCCAAATTTGTAATAGGTTCTGGACCTGCAATATAATTCTTATAAATTGCCTCTGGATGAAGAGCGGAATCATACATCATTGTAGTTGAAATCTGACCTCCAAATCCGCCATGCATCAATAGATTTGCAGAATAACCACTTCCATCTACTTTAAAGAAATTGGGTAGAATACATGATCGTGTCAATTTACCATCAATATATACGTCTACTGTTTTTCCGTTTACTGCAATTGAAATATTTACCCAACGCTGTAATTCAATTTCTGGTAAATCGCAACCAGCGGATGAATCAAGCAATGATGATTCGGTCTGTAATTGAGTAAATACACTTGATTCGGTTGATTTTAAGAGAGAATCACCCTTTTCTTGAGTAACCATTCCTTGACTTGTTGTATGCAAACGAACAAATAATTTGGGTTTGGAACCGCCTAAATAGACACGGAGTGTATCAAAATTTGGTCCACCTACGCTAATAATTGACTTGTTAAATCCCGAACGATACGACCAGTTATCAATATAAATCCATGTAGATACTGTAAATTCACCGCCTTCATACAGTGCAGGTAAATTATCCGATCGTATACGAATTGGATTGGTTGGATCTACATTGGCATTCTGTGTATTCTTAATCAATTCGTAACTATTTCCAGTTCTTGGACCAAAAAGGTATTGATACAAATAATACAATGCAATTAATCCTATAAAAAAGAGTAGCACTGGAATTAATCTTGCGACTGGAGATGAACTATTATTTCTTAGATTATCCATTATCCTGTCAAATACATGGATAATCTATTTACATATTTATTTTACTTCACGAATAGGGTGTTGACCATTGATTAAGATTATCACATGGTGGTTTTGTAATTGTATCACATGGTAAACCGGAAGGACATTTTGCAAAAAATTTAAATTTTGGAAAACTGATATCAATAGAGTTATCCTCAATAATTGTATTATTTGTATCAACAAAACGAACTCTTTCTCTTTCCACCTCATTTGGTGTCATACGTTTATCATTAATTATTACGTGAATAACAGATCCATCTATTCCATTATTTCCTATTGATAATGGGCTACTTATGATAACCGGATAGTTTGCAAGACGATGAGATGCAACAATCTGATTGTCGTAGATGATATCAAAGCGTCTTCCATCTCTTAAAATTGCAATAAATATCCATTTTTGTTTTGGAATAGAAGGAAGTTCAATTAATTCTGTATTTAATCCATCGTTTCCTTTTACCTGTACCCGTAAACGAGCAGATGTATGATCTTTTCCAACAGGGGATGGAGAGATATCCAAAAACCAATTGTTTGCAACTTGTAAGAGAGGTGTATATTGATCTACATATTTTGCAGTTCGGTCACCATCCTTTAACTTAAAAAATCCCATTACCGTAGAACCACTTGAACCTAACAGCTTTTTCTGGATCTCATCTGGAGTAACAATATCCTTCTTTGTAGATAGGGGCTCCATTTCAGGAAGTACATCTTTCAAACCCGATTCAGGAAAAATACCACGTACCGCTACATAGTATGTAATCAATACTAATAAAATACCAACGATGATTATAGTAATAAATGACATTCTATCTATTGATTTTATTTATTGATTATATTTATTTTGATTAATAATAGATTATACACAAAGTGATGTAGCAGGTATTTCTCCCGCTCCCATATCGGATGCAGTACTTAGAGATGGTTTAGCCTCACGAATTTCAGGTGTACTCAAAACACGTGACCAGATTTTAAGATTGCGAAGTTTTGTAATATTTGTTTCTGCTGCAGAATATGCAATAATATCTCCTTTTACATCTTGTAATTCTGCTGTAAATGTTCTTGTCTTCATTAAACGTCCATTGATATATACTTCTAATGCTTTCTCCATGACAACAATACCTAAGCGAAAAGGTTCTTGAATCGGAATATTAGACAATTTAACTTCTTCCATTCCATTATTTTTATTCAAAACGGAAACAATTAAATCATTTGTATCAGGAGCCAACCCAACCGCTAAGTTGTAATTCTTATACATAGATAACATGGTAGAACTCATTGCGGAAGTACTGGGTACATCCGATTTTGTTGCACCACGAGTAAATAATATACGTGGTTGTCTTGCAAATTGTGTTGGATTCTGTACAAATACATCTAGAATAATTGTATAGTCGTAATACATATTTTGGATCGGTAGATCTTTGTTTTTAATTTCACTTACCATGCCTTTATTCCAAAACAAAACACCATCATCAAAGCCAGGAATGAGTATAATACCGGGAGCACCAGGCTTTAATTTAATAATCGGTGTAATAAAGTAATGAATAAATAAAACAATCACGAGAATGATAACGAGAATTGAAAATAGATAAGCAATAATGCGACCAAATGAGCCTGACCAATTTGCAGATGTATTTGCAGTAACAGTTGATCCAAACATTCCCATGGATGACCAATTAAATCCGCTGGTTGATCCCGTAGACGATGCTTGGTATTTTGATTGATTAGTTGTTTTTGGGACATTTGTTATCGCACGGTTTGTACCTGTGATACTTTCAATGTAAGGTCTCACAATATCAGGTATGTAACTAGTCATTCCTCTGCTAATGAAATGGCAAAGAAATCATTCGTAATCTTACATAAATCATGTATAGTAAATTATTTATTTTAAACGATTCAGAAAATAAAATACACCACCCAAGGTTGATAAAATGGCACCGCCAGTAATAAATCCTTTTACAAAAGAGCGATAATCTACTTCATTCATGTCCTCCTTTGTCCAAACGGGAGAACGATCTCTGCGACCAACCCGTTCATAATATGCAATGACCTCTTCAAGAGACCATTCTGGTTTTCCCAGCATTTTATTTACTTGATTGTGGATTTGAACGGTCCATTTAATTAAATCGGTTCTTGAATCCAAAAAAGGTGTTAGAGGATTTTTAGATAAATGTTCTTTATAATGCTCTCGGCAAATAGAACAAGGTAAAAGATATGCTAATGATTCATAAAATTCCTTTGCACATTTTTTATCAGTATATGTTGGATTTTTAGGATATCCAAGTGCAACAATATGAATTGTGTGCCAAAAAAATGGACCCCATACACTTGGAGGAAATTGCATTCTATTACAATCTTCCTATTTCTTATCTATCCTATTTTCTTCACATAAACTGGATCTAAAGAGTATGATTCATTTATGGGTTAAGGTGATTTTTATATATACTAATGGATTTCTTTACAATCCGGACACAACGATGCACAAATTGCGGACTTACTGGACATTTATTCAGAAATTGTACTCTCCCCGTCACAAGCTATGGTATTATTGCATTTCGTTACACAAATAATTCACATAATGCATCTCTTTTCTCCAAATCAATTATGATTCAAAATGGTTATGAATCCATCCAAATTCTTTTGATTAAACGTAAAAATTCAATTTCCTATTTTGAATTTATGAGAGGTAAATATAATCAAAATGACGATGATTATATTTGTTATTTATTGCGTAATATGACACAAGAAGAACAAGATAACATTCTTACTGTACCTTTTAGTGATTTATGGAAAAAGATGTGGGATGAATCGGTTATGTCTCATAAGAATAATTATGATAGCTCTGAGAAAAAATATCAATCCATTCAGCCTAAATTAGAAAAATGGATCGCAGAAAATCGTTCCAAATGGAAAGAACCTGAATGGGGATTTCCAAAAGGACGGCGCAATCCATGTGAATCTGATATTAATTGTGCAATTCGGGAATTTCAAGAAGAAACCGATATTAAACGTAGTGAGTTTTCAATTATCCAAAATACACATTATATTTCTGAAACATTTTATGGATCCAATCAAACACGATATAGTCATAAATACTATTTGGCTGTGTGTAACCCGTCAGTACAAATTGAACTAAATGCAGATAATCGCCATATGGCACGTGAAATTGGTGACATTCAGTGGTTCTCGTTAGAAGAAGCCATTTCAAAGATTCGTCCGGATAATATAGAGAAACGAGAAATCTTACTAAAAGCTGGAAAAATTATGAAAAATTTTCATCCATTATCTATGATGGATCATTCTCGTGTTATTATTAAATAATTAACTTATTCGTCCAATCATTTATTTTAAACACATATATAATTCATATAGAAGTGTTTAAAATAAAATGAAATATTCATCTATATATAGCAATGTCAACTTCAAACGAGGATTTGATAAAATTATTAGCCAATGATCCGTCTGAAAATGAAATGACCGGTTTTGAACAATATTCTAATAAGGATATCATTGCATTATGGAAAAATACAAATAATACAAATGTATTAAATACTTTGAAGAATGAAATGCTTCGTAGGAAAAT